GATGAACGTATTCTCAAACAACGAGAATATAGTAAGAAATATTACTGGTCTAATAAAGAAAAAATCGATGAAAAACTTAAACAAAAATATCACGAAAAGAAAACAAAACAATAACTTTATAGTTTATATTCATATACGACCTGATATTAATGAACCATTTTATGTTGGAAAAGGAGTACCTGGAAGAGAAATTAGAACATGCGGTAGAAACCAATACTGGCATAATATTGTAAATAAAAATAATGGTATATTTGAATCTAAAATATTATTTGAAGGATTAAGTGAAGAAGAAGCATTATTAAAAGAACGAGAAATAGAATTGGATTTAAAAAATAAAGGTTATATATTAACTAATATAATAGAATGTGGTGTTAAAGCTGGTACTACCGGAATGAAACACTCTGAAGAATCTAAAAGAAAAATATCTGAAAGATTAAAAGGTCATATATCACCTAATAAAGGTAAAAAACAATCTAAAGAAACATGTGATAAAAAGAGTAAGTCTATGATGGGTGTTATGAATAAGTCTATTCTTCAATATGATTTAGAAGATAACTTCATTAAAGACTGGTCTTCTATATCAGAAGCTTACTTATCTTTAAATAAAAAAATTACAAATGGTTGTATAAATTTAGCTTGCAAAGGTAAAATAAAAACAGCATTTGGTTATAAATGGAAATATAAAAACAATTAATATGAGAAAAATAAAATTTGATACCTGTATTGTGGGAACAGGAAAAGCTGGAATTGATTTTTCAGCTAAATTAGCTAAAAAATATAATTTACCCACTGAGCAAAAGAGTGTCCAATTGGGGGTGAGATTTGAAAGCCCACAAAAATACTTCCAAAAACTAATTGATGTAAGCTACGACTTTAAATTGTATCAAAAGTTTAACAATGTATCTTTACGTTCATTCTGTACAAACAACAACGCTGCTTATGTAGCAGTAGAAGAAACATATGGTGATATTAGTTATAACGGTCATGCTAAAAAAGGAGAAGAATTTAGAAATGACATGACCAACTTTGGTATTTTAATGGAAATTAAAGGTATTGAAGATCCATTCAAATGGTCAAGAGATGTAGTTGATAAATTACAATCAAATGGAACCGGGCTGTATTACTCACCAGGTAATACTCGCAAACCAGGATTAACATCAGAAGGTACAACAGTATCTGCTACACAAATAGGTTGGTTAGAGTTAATCAAAGTAACAGAAATGATGAATCCATACTTTGAATACATTGTTAATTTTATTGACGATATGAAAAAAGTATTCCCTGAAATGGGTGATGATTGGGGTATCTATATTCCAGAGGTAAAATATCTCTCTCCAGAGCCTCTTGTAGATTATACTAATTTAGCTTTAACCACTTACCCTAATGTACACTTTGTAGGAGATGCTTTATCAGCAAGAGGAATAACAGTAGCCGGGAGTCAAGGTTTATATGTTGCAGAATCTTTACTTTCATGATATTTATATTCATGGAAGAAAACGAAGAATACCCAGATTTTATCGAAAATTTCTAATACGTATAATTAAACATTAATAATCAAAATGAACAACAAATTAGTTAACACAGTTAAACGAATCATGGAAAATGATGAGTTAAACGAAATGGCACAAATTGCTGGTGCTCTTAAAGATGCTATTGACAGCGTAATTAAAAATAACCCTGAATTAGAAGGACTAGCTCTAAAAAAAGCAATTAGAGGTGATGCACGAGTAATTGCTGCTTTAGCCGGTGATCAACTATATGATAACCAATTAAATCGCTTTATAGCCTTAGTTAAAGGCGAAAGAGAATTAGGTCAACGTGGCCGCAAACCAGGATCAGTAAATGCTTCTGTTGGAAAATCAGTAATGGATAAGTTTGCTCAAGGACTATACAACGAATATACTGCAGAAGAAAAACAATTTATCGCAGATCTATATGCTTCAGTTCAAGAAGAAGATATGGATATTCCTATGGAAGAAGTAGAAACATCTGTAGAAGAAGTTGAATTAAATGAACAACTTACTAGAATGCAGAAACTAGCAGGGGTAATTAAAGGATAATTACTTATTTATTTATTTTATAAAATTAGGCTTGATTACTCAAGCCTTTTTTTATATGTTTACATAAATTAAAAATTAAAAGTTATGAATGTAAACCCACAATCTCCAACCAAACGTTTTAAATCACCTGATGGCACTATTCGTTATATAAAAGATAATAAACTCCATAATCCTGATGGTCCGGCACTAATTCACCCTGATGGAAAAGAAGAATATTATTTTTACGGTATTCTTTATAATAAAGAAGATTTTAAAAAAATAAAAAAGGATAGTGTAGGTTTACCATGGTATAAGTCTGGAGTAGCTAAATCTAGACATTAAATTTTATGTTTGTTTATATTTATAATTAAAACATTATAGATATGAAACTAACCCAAATTGAATTTCCTGCTAACCAATACATAGCAGAAGAACACCCTAAAAAACAAATTTATTTACATCACACTGCTGGGAACGCTGATCCGTTTGCTGTTTTTAATGGTTGGTCTTCTAATCCTGAAAGAATTGCTACCTGTGTGTCTGTTGGAGGAAAACCCAAAAAAGGATCTATATGGGTAGATGGAGAAGTAGTACAAGGATTTAGCTCAAAATATTTTGCCTACCATTTAGGATTAAAAGAAGCCACCTTCCAGAAATTTAAAATACCCTACCAATCTTTAGACAAAATATCAATAGGAATAGAAATATGTAATTTTGGTGGCCTAACATACAAAGAAGGAAAATTCTACACATATGTGAATTCAGTTATACCTGAAGAAGAAGTTGTTGAATTAGCAACTCCTTATAAAAATTACAAATACGTACATGCCTATACGGATGCTCAAATTCAAGCTGTAAAAGAATTATTAATTTTATGGAAACAAAAATATAATATTCCTTTGACATATAATGAAGACATATGGGGTGTAACAACAAGAGCATTAAAAGGAGAAGCAGGTGTATTCACCCACAATTCAGTAAGATTTGATAAAATAGATATTACTCCCCAACCAAAAATGATTGAGATGTTAAAATCTTTATAATATATTCAAATACTTAAAAATTAATTATGAAAATAGGCTTTTGCGGAACCCAATCAGTTGGAAAAACAACATTAGTAGATGCTCTAAAACAACTCCCTGAATTTAAAGATTATTATTTTTCTACAGAACGCAGTAAATACCTACATGATTTAGGTATTCCATTAAATACCGATTCTACAGTACGTGGTCAAATTATATTCATGGCAGAACGTTCTAGTGAACTATTCAGAGAAAACCTCATCACAGACCGAAGTATTATAGATGTAATGGCTTTTACAACACTGAGTAAAACTATATCTGAACAAGATAAAAAATATCTTAACAATTGTGCATCAACATTAATCCAGGAATATGATCACATATTTTATATTACTACTGAAGGTACAGTTTTAGAAGATAATGGAGTTAGATGCACTGATTCTAATTATAGAGATTTAATAAATAATCAAATTTATTATATTTTGTACAAATACCCACCTAGAAATTTAACAGTTTTATCAGGTTCTACTGAAGAGCGAATTAAAAAAATAAAAGAAGCATTGTTTTTATAATATTTATAATAAAAATTTTAAAATAAATGGGAACTTTGAATAAAAACCAACCAAAAAAATATATTTCCAACCCAATATCCCCCAAAATGAACCTACTCAGAGAATTTTTACAGGGTGAAATTCGTAAAGTTCTTTGTGAAAGTGATTATGGAGATCTTACAGAAATGGCTCGTAAAGCCACTGTAATTAAAATAGGTGATGAAGATAAAGCCCAAGCCGTAATTGAAAAAATTAGAGCAGTGGGTAAAAAAACATGGATTGCGGATATGGTTGAAAAAGTAATAGAAGTAGGAGACAAAGGTATTACTCAAGTAGATTTAGCATTTGCTGTTGGGAAGGTAGCCAAAGACTACGATAAAGACACAGGAGAAAATATCCTAGTAGGTCGCCAACAAGCTATTAATCCTGAAGTACGCTCTTTCTTAAGTGGAGGAGTATTCATATTAGGAACAAATACAGTTGATGTACCTAATACTCAAATTACTGCTGAGCCCGAAGAACTTACAATGGCTTCTGAACCCAACTCAGAACCAGTAGATAATTCACTTAGCGAACCTGAATCGACTGATTTAGATTATGATGAAAAATATCTTAAACCTGAAGAAGAAGATGAAGAAGAAGAAATAGAACCTGAAGAAACAGAAACGGAAGAAGATGAAGAAGAAATAGAAGATACTTATTTTAAATCTGAGGAAGAGGAAGAGGAAGAAGAAGAACCTGTTTCTAAATCAACAACCAATGGAAGAGTTGATAAATTAAAAATGGAGTTAGATAGAGTAGTAAGTGATATGAAAAATTTAGCAGCCGAATATAAAAAATCTAAATTAGCCAATGATAAAGAAAAAGAACTTGAAATAGTATCTAAACTTAAAGAAAAAACAGTTTTAAAATCTAAATTAGAGGATCAAATAGAAACTAGTTTAGGAGGTAACACGGATGATGAGTTATAAACAATTGGTATTAAACATATTAATTACTATAATACTGGTATGGGTTGGTATAATGTTTATACCAACCTTTCAATCATCTCATGATGGAGAATATAAAAAAGAATTAGATTCGTTAAAAACGCTTATAAACGTTAATAAAGAAAAAATAGAATCTTATGAAATAAGAATAAATAATTTAAATGATAGTATAAAATTAATAGACTATAGTTTAAATCAAAACAAAATTAAATTAGATAGATTAAAAAAAGATTATGATAAAAAAATGGGTGATATTAGTAAGTATTCTATTGTTGAACTTAACAAGTTTTTCACAGAACGCTACAAATAAAGATACTTTAGTTTGTCTTCCCAAATCTATTGCTAAAAAAATAGCTTTAGATTTAACTAAAAAAGATTTAAACGATTCAATAATATCTAATTTAACTATTGATAATAATTTTTTATTAAAAAAAATCAATTTTCAAGATAGTATTATTAAATTTAAAGAAAATCAAATAATATTATTTAATAATAATGAAAAACTATTTAATCAATCTTTAGAATATAAAGATAAAGAAATAAATAAACTATTGTTAGATTTAGATTTTCAAAAAAAATATACTAAATTTTCTTTGATTAGTGGAGGAACTTTATGTATATTAACTATAATGTTACTTAGATGAACCAAGATTTAAAAGAAATAATAAAACAAGAATATATTAGGTGTGCCAAAGAACCTGATTATTTCATGAAAAAATATTGTTTCATTCAACATCCCCAAAGAGGAAGAGTTTTATTTAATTTATATCCATTTCAAGGAAAAGTATTAACTTTATTTAGAGATAATCCTTATTCAATAGTACTTAAATCAAGGCAGTTGGGTATTTCAACTTTAGCTGCTGGGTATTCTTTATGGTTAATGATATTTCATAAAGATAAGAATGTTCTTTGTATAGCTACAAAACAAGAAACTGCAAAGAATATGGTTACTAAGGTACGATTCATGTATGATAATCTTCCTTCATGGCTTAAAGGACCTAAACCACTAGAGGATAATAAACTTTCACTCAAACTACCAAATGGTTCCCAAATCAAAGCAGTATCAGCAGCTGGTGATGCCGGCCGATCAGAAGCTGTATCTTTATTAATAATAGATGAGGCTGCTTTTATTGATGGTATCGGAGAAATATGGGCTTCTGCTCAACAAACCTTAGCTACGGGCGGTGGTGCTATTGTGTTATCAACACCTTACGGAACGGGAAATTGGTTTCATCAAACGTGGGTTAAAGCAGAAGCTAGTGAAAATGATTTTTTACCTATACGATTACCATGGAGTGTTCATCCTGAACGGGATGAAAATTGGAGAAAACGTCAAGATGAACTTTTGGGAGACCCTAGACTAGCAGCACAAGAATGTGATTGCGACTTTAACACATCTGGAGATGTAGTATTCTACCCAGAGTACCTAGAATTCTATGAAACTACTTATGTAAAAGATCCTTTAGAAAGACGAGGAATAGATAAAAACTTATGGATATGGGAACCCGTAGATTACTCTAGAAACTATATGGTAGTAGCAGACGTTGCTAGAGGTGATGGAAAGGACTACTCAGCATTTCATGTAATCGATGTTGAATCAAACACTCAGGTAGCTGAATATAAAGGACAGTTGGGTACTAAAGAATTTGGTTATTTATTAATAGGTATAGCAACTGAATATAACAATGCTTTATTGGTAGTAGAAAATGCCAACATAGGGTGGGCCGCCATACAAACTATTCAAGAACGTGACTATAGAAATCTTTATTTTTCTCATAAAAGTGAAAACTCAGATATCTCTTCATATCTTGACAAATTTGATGATACTAATAAAATGACCCCCGGTTTTTCTATGACCTTAAGAACTCGACCGTTAGTTATTAGTAAATTTCAAGAATACATAACTTCTAAATCTGTAACCATTCAATCTAAAAGATTAATAGAAGAAATGAAAGTTTTTTTATGGAAAAACGGTAGAGCAGAAGCCCAATCCGGATACAATGATGATCTAGTTATGAGTTTTTCAATAGGTATGTATATTAGGGATACTGCTCTAAAATACAAACAACAAGGATTAGATCTACTTAAAGCCTCTTTAAACAATATATCCTCAGCTAAATCACAACATATGGGAGGATATAGTTACAACAATATGAAAAATCCATATGATATGGACGTAAATGGCCAAAAAGAAAATTTTAAATGGCTATTATAATTTAACTTAAACTAAAAACAATGGCAGATACTAGCATATTTACTAGACTAAAAAGACTATTTAGCACAGATGTATTAATCAGAAATACAGGCGGAAATGAGTTAAAAACCGTAGATATAAACAAAATCCAAACCTCTGGAGAAATACAGACTAACTCATTAATAGATAGATTTAGAAGAATTTATACTACTACTCCTACTTCATTGTATGGGTATAATTCTAGTATGAATTATCAAACATTGCGTTCTCAATTATATTCTGAATACGATGCTATGGATTCGGATGCTATTGTAGCCTCTGCTTTAGATATTTTGGCTGATGAAAGTACTTTAAAAAATGATATGGGAGAAGTACTTCAAATTAGAAGTAGTGATGAAGATATTCAAAGGATACTTTACAATTTATTCTATGATGTACTCAATGTAGAATTTAATTTATGGTCATGGGTTAGAAATATGTGTAAATATGGTGATTTCTTTTTAAAACTAGAAATAGCCGAAAAATATGGAGTATATAATGTGATCCCGTACACAGCATATCATATTGATAGACAAGAAGGATATGATCCATCAAACCCATTAGCAGTTAGATTTAAATACAATCCGGAAGGATTAGCTAGTGCTAACAGTGGGTATATTGGTGTATCTTATCAAGATGAAGGAAGAGCTGTTTTATTTGATAACTACGAAATGGCTCATTTTCGTTTACTAGCAGACACCAATTATTTACCATATGGAAGAAGTTACCTAGAACCAGCACGTAAACTATTTAAACAATATGTTTTAATGGAAGATGCTATGTTGATTCATAGAATTGTTCGTGCGCCTGAAAAAAGGGTATTTTATGTTAATGTAGGTGGAATAGCCCCAGCTGAGGTAGAAAGTTTCATGCAAAAAACAATTAATACCATGAAACGTACTCCTTATATGGATCCACAAACTGGTGAATATAATTTAAAATACAACATGCAGAATATGCTAGAAGATTTTTATATTCCTGTTCGAGGCAATGATCAAACTACTAAAATAGACACTGCCAAAGGGCTAGAATATACAGGTATGGATGATGTGAATTATTTAAGAGATAAATTATTTGCTGCTCTTAAAGTACCTAAAGCTTTTATGGGTTATGAAAAAGATTTAACTGGTAAAGCCACCCTAGCTGCAGAAGATATTAGGTTTGCTCGCACTGTTGAAAGACTCCAAAGAATTATTATCTCCGAATTATATAAAATAGCCCTAATACATTTATATACTCAGGGTTACAAAGATGAAGGATTAACTAATTTTTCATTATCTTTAACCACTCCTTCTATTATCTATGATCAGGAACGAGTAGCATTGCTAAAAGAAAAAGTAGCCTTAGCTAAAGACATTATGGATTCTAGCTTACTTCCTTCAGATTGGATATACGATAACATATTTCACTTTAGTGATGACGAATACGATGAATATAGAGATTTAGTACGTGAAGATGCTAAACGCAAATTTAGATTATCTCAAATTGAAAATGAAGGAAACGATCCATCTGAATCTGGTGAATCATATGGTACACCACATGATTTAGCATCATTGTATGGTAAAGGAAGATATCAATCTAACTCTGAAAACATACCATCTGGATATAATGAAAAAGAAATTTTAGGAAGACCTAAAGAGAAAGCTACTGACATCAACACACAAGATAATGCTTTTGGTAAGGATAGAATAGGTAAAAAATCAATGAAAGTAGATGATCAACCTTCTAAACCTGATTTAAACTTTAAAGGAGATTCTCCATTAGCATTAGAAAATAATGCTAGAGTTGAATTTTTGAAAAACAAACAAATATTTGAAAATATCAAGAAAAAAACAGTTTTTAACTCAGATAATGGAGAATCATTATTAAACGAAAATAAACTTAAAAAATAACAATTCCCATATATTTATAATCAAACTTAATTAAGAATGAAAATCTCTCATAATAAATACAAAAATTCAGGTATATTATTTGAACTATTAGTGAGACAAATTACTACAGATACTTTAGCAGAAATAGAATCTCCTGCTATTAATATACTTAAAAAATTTTTTGTTAAAACTGAATTAAGTAAAGAATACAAATTGTACGAAACCTTATTTAAAAAAACCCAACTTACTGAAGGGAAAGCTGAAGTTATACTTAATACAATTTTAGAATCTTCTAAAAGGTTAAATAAAACTCAATTAAAGAAAGAAAAATACAATTTAATTAAAGAGATTAAAAATCATTATAGTTTAGATGAGTTTTTTAAAACAAAATTACCTAATTATAAAGTACAAGCTGCTTTATATAATCTAATAGAAATTACTACTCAAAATATAAATAATTTAGATGCTACTATTTCTAACAAATTGACAATTTTAGAACATTTAGTAACTAAAACTCAAGAAATTTCATCTCCAAATAATATATTTGAAGAATTTTCTAAATTTGATAAAGATACTAGAATATTAAGTTATAAAATTATTTTAGAAAAATTCAATGAAAAATACACTCCATTGAATGAAAACCAAAAAAATATATTAAAAGAATATATTAATTTAGCCGATAATAATATTAAATTACAAGATTTTTATAATACTCAAATAGTTAAGTTAAAAGAAAACTTAATAAAACTGAATAAAAGAAATAAAGATAAAATATCTAAAATAAAAATCAATGAAATTGTGGGGCTAATGGTTGAATTAGATAAAAATCATAAAGTTAAAGATGAAAATATAGTGAATCTTCTACACTACCATGAACTGACTGAAGAATTAACCAAAATAAATTTAAATTAATGGATAATTTTGATTTAAAAAAATACTTATATAATAACTATCTACTCAAAGAATCAGAATTGGGTTCTCAACAAGATATTGACTTCCAAAAATATACAGGAAATGTCTTACCATATGAAGAATTACTATATGTGATAGAAGCTGAATGGGGCAAAGAAGATTTATACTATGAAATAGAGCAAGCAATTTTTGATAAAGATTTTGAAGCCATTGTTGATATCCTTATAAACCACGGTGTTTGGGATGATTATAAAAATATTTTAAATCTAAATGAAGAATCAGTAACTGGAGGAGGAACAGAAGGATCTTCTTCCACCCCAGGAGTTGGAATGAACTATGCTACTCCTAAAAGTTTTAAAAAAAAAGTTAAAGAAACCTCATACGGTGCGGGTAATTTAGGACCAGGTCCAAAAGCAACAGAACAAGGAGTTAAAGATAACTACTATGTAAAAAAATTCGGATATGAACCTGTTAATCGCAAAAAACAAGCTAAAAATTCTAAAGCTATAGACTATAAAGATTTATGGGGATCAACATATAAATAATAATATTTATAATCATGACAACTAACAAACTAAAAGCATTAAAAATAAAATTAGCCAATCTACAACTAGAAATACAGGCTTTAATAGACAAAGGAGAAAAAGAACCAGGATTGATTGATGCTATATCTGCTGATATTTCTGAGTTTACGGATGAAGTAACTAAAATTAGAAAAGAAATATCTGATATCAAATCTAAAAAACAGCAAAAAGAATCTGTTAGTTTAATGGAATTATACAAAGAAATAAAAACTAAATAAAATGGCAAGCTTACAAGAACAATACAATCTTATTATAGAAGGTAAATCAACAGCTAAAGATGTTTTCTTAAAACATGCTAAATCTTTGTTTCCTCAATATATTCCTAATCATTTTGATTTTGAATTAACTACTAAAATATTAAAACAAAAATCAATTTTAACTGAAGGTTACATTGATATGCAACTATCATTTAATACATTTGATAGACCTAAAGAAAATTGGGAAAACAAATTTACTCAATTTCTAAAAGAAGAAGAAGAGAAAAAAATTAAAGCAGATTTGAAAAAAACTGATAAAACAGTTGAAGACGTTCAATCAAATAATTTTGATTATAAAGATATTAAAAATGCTGATAACGTTATCTGGGACCAATATCAAAGAGGTATATATACTGAAATGAGTAAAGATCCTTCTCAAGAATTAAATGATGTTAAAAAATTAGTATTAAAAAATTTAGCTAAAGATCCTATTTATTATACTAAAAATAGTGCTTTTGGTTTAGAAATCGAAGGATACACAGATAAATTACCAGGAGCTAATCCTCCTAAATCTGATAAAATGGAATCTGTTTCTAAAGAAAAAACTAAAGCAAATGTTCAAGATTCATTAGGTAAAAAAGAAGCAGCTTCTAAAGGTACTCCTAAACAAGTAAAAAACGAAATGACAGTAACACCTAAAAACTCTAAAGGTGTTAAAAAAATGGAATTACCTGGTAAAGAAAAAATTATTAAATTGAAAGAAGGAATGGGATTAAATGATCTACTAGATGAAATTGAAATAGAAGAAGGAGTTATGGATGATGCAATAGCCGCTTCTGAAAAAAAAGTAGATCAAAAGAAAGTTGAATTAGCTGTTGCTGAAAAAGAATTAGCAACTAAAAAAGAACAAGAAGCAAAAGCCTCTAAGTCATCATAAGTTAAAGTTTAATTATGGAAAAACAAATATTAATAGAAACCATACCATTAACTATTTCTCCCCAAAAATTAGTAGAATCAAAACAACCTGGAGGAAAATTAATAGTAGAGGCTTTATTAGCAACTGCTGAAGTAAAAAATGGTAATGGTAGATATTATCCTCGTGAACTTTGGGAAAGAGAACTTAACAAATATACTGATGAATCTATAAACAAACGAAACAGTATCGGTGAATTAGATCATCCTGATAGTAATGTCATTAATCTAAAAAATGCATCTCATTTAATAACCAAATGTTGGTGGGATGGAGATAAAATATATGGAAGTTTAGAAATTCTCCCTACCCCATCAGGAAACATAGTTAAAGCTTTACTTGAAAGTGGAGTTACAATTGGAGTAAGTAGCAGAGGAATGGGCTCCTTAAAACAAGTAGGCGAAGTAGCAGAAGTACAAGATGATTTTAGTTTACTTTGTTGGGATATAGTATCTACCCCTTCAAACCCAGACTCTTGGATGAAACAACATTCATTAAATGAATCTTTAAACAATAAAAACAACCCATACAGCCGAATTAATTCAATTATAACTGATATCTTGTGTGCTAGTGGGAATTGTCCTATTTAACTTCTTCTAAAATAGTATTTTAAAATTGATGCCTTTCGAAAGAAAGGCATTTTTTTTTTATTTTTTCTAATTTTTTGAAAAGTCTTCATATATGTATATTAGAATATGTTGCTATTTCTATGCAACATTCTATTAATCAATTCGCATTACGTTTCCTAATAAACGTACTCCACAAACCAATTTTGAGGAAAAAAACAAAATGAGTAAAAACAGAAATTTATTTGAAGAGGCTATTGCCGATGCAAAAGCTATTAAAAACATGGCTATTGCAAATGCTAAAGCGGCTTTAGAAGAATCTTTCACTCCACATCTTCAAAAAATGTTGTCAACTAAACTTCAAGAATTAGAACAAGAAGATTTGGAAGAAAACATTGATGAAGTTGAAGATGAAAATCTTTATGAAATGGATAAAGAGAAAGAAATGACTGAAACCGCTGAAGTAGATGAAGAATTAAATCTTGATGAACTTTTAGCAGAGTTAGAAGAAGAAAAAACTGACGATCTAGAAGAAGAAAAAGACGATCTTGAAAAAGCACTAATGGAAGCTGAAGAAGAAGCTGAAGAAGAAGAAACTGAAGAAGTTGAAACTGAAGATGAATCTGAAGAAGCTGAAAAAGAAGAAGTAGCTATTGAAGATATGTCTGAAGAAGATTTAAAAGCATTCGTTGAAGATGTTATTAAAGATATGGTAGCAGCAGGAGAACTTGAAGCAGGCCACGAAGACATGGAAGACGAAAAAGTTGAAGATAGTGAAGAAGAAATTAACATCGATGAAATTTTAGCAGAAATTGAAGCACATGAGGCTAAAAAAGCTGTTAAAAAAGTTGTTAAAAAAGAAGACGAAAAATTAAAAAAAGAACTTGATGAAGCCATTTCTACTATTGGAATCTTACGTTCTGAACTTAATGAAGTAAATCTTTTAAATGCTAAACTTCTTTACACAAACAAAATCTTCAGATCTAAAAATCTAACAGAAAATAAAAAACTTAAAGTATTGAGTTCTTTTGATAAAGCTAAAACAGTTAAAGAAGCTAAATTAGTATATGAAACTATTTTAGAAAGCTTAAAAGAAAAGAAAACATCACCTATTACTGAATCAATCAGTCGTGCTTCTAAAGCTACTGGTATTTCAACAGGTATTGCTAAACCAATTCTTGAGTCTAATTCTATGGTTTCTAGATTTCAAAAATTAGCAGGAATAATTTAATCAATTAAAAACAAACAAAAACAAAAACAAACAAAAACAAAAAATGAGTACAATTTCATCTTTATTAGAAAGCGCTAATCCGTGGAAATCATTACAAAATGATGCAGCACGTTTAGCTTCAAAATGGGCTAAGACAGGCCTTTTAGAAGGGTTAGGAAATGAAACCCACAAAAATAACATGTCTATGATTCTTGAGAATCAAGCAAAACAATTAGTAATGGAGTCTTCTCAAACAGGTGCTGGAACAGCAGGAGCTACTTTTACAGCAGGTGTTGGTGAACAGTGGGCTGGTGTAGCTTTGCCTTTAGTACGTAAAGTATTTGGTCAAATCGCTGCAAAAGAGTTCGTTAGTGTTCAACCAATGAATTTACCTTCTGGTCTAGTATTCTTTTTAGATTTCCAATATGGTACTACTAAAGCTCCTTTCAATGCTGCGGGTGCTGCTGGATTCTACGGAACTGAATCTTTATATGGTAATACAAATCCTGGTGCTAATACTGCTGCTAATGGTGGTCTTTATGGTGCTGGCCGTTTTAGCTATTCAATTAACAACACTTCATCAGTTGGTTTAACAGCTACTGTAGCTTCTGCTTCTTGGGCTGATTTTAACTTCGATTCAAATTATTCAGCTTCTAATGCTGCTGGATTAAACGGTGTTAACTGGAAAAAAGTAACAGTTACTTTACCAGCAATCACTGATTTTAATGGTGTTCGTGCATTTACTTTAGCTTCTCAATCTGGTATTACTCCAGCTGATGTACAAGCTGCTTATACTACTACTAACGGAACTTCTACAGTAACTTTCTTAGTAACTGGTTCATTAGTAGGTCAAGTTGCTTCTTTAGCTAACGTAACTGCTTCTTATCAATTACAACCAACTGATAACAGACGTGGTGATTTTGAAGATGGTAACACAGCTTTAAACACAGCTAATAACAACCCAATTGTTATCCCAGAAATCAACGTAAAATTGAAATCTGAAGCAATCGTTGCTAAAACACGTAAATTAAAAGCAGTATGGACTCCTGAGTTTTCTCAAGATTTGAATGCTTACCACGCTTTAGATGCTGAAGCTGAATTAACATCAATCATGAGTGAATATATCTCTTTAGAGATTGACTTAGAAATTCTAGATATGTTAATCCAAAACGCTTCTGCAGCTACTGAATACTGGTCAGCTGTTAACAACCAAGCTTTAGATTCAACTGGAGTTACTAACAACAACTTAGGTTTCTATAACACTCAAGGTGGTTGGTTCCAAACTTTAGGAACAAAAATCAACAAAATCAGCAACATCATCCATCAAAAAACTCTTCGTGGTGGCGCTAATTTCTTAGTATGTTCTCCAACTGTAGCTACAATCCTTGAATCAATCCCTGGATTTGCAGCTGATAACAGTGCTGAAGCTACTAAAATGAAATATGCATTTGGTGTTCAGAAAGTTGGTCAAATGAATGGTCGTTACCAAGTTTACAAAAACCCATACATGACTGAAAATACAATCTTGTTAGGTTTCCGTGGTAGCCAATTCTTGGAAACTGGTGCTGTATTCGCTCCATACATTCCATTAATCATGACTCCATTAGTGTACGATCCAGATACCTTCACTCCACGTAAAGGTTTATTGACTCGCTACGCTAAGAAAATGGTAAGACCTGAATTTTATGCTAAACTTTATGTTAGTGGTTTAAATACACTTTAATATAATAGAGTAAAATAAATGTAAAAGACCCAACAGAAATGTTGGGTTTTTTTTTCTAAAGACTATAAAAACATTTGTTTAACTAGTATATCTTACTTATATTTACATTTAAACAATTAAAGTCATGAAAGAAACACCTTCTCAACTCAACATCCCTAGTTATTTAATGAATTTTCCCTTTACATTATCTACTGAAAATCCAAATAATATTTGGATGGGTTTACAATTACCCCATATTAAAGATCGTAATGTAATGTTGTTATCAAATTATACTTCTGAACCAAGACGTGGTGAAGAATGGGTTGGGAAACGTTTTTTTGATATGATGGGGTATGAAACTTTTGTATGTCCTCATAAATGGGAGGGTGAGGCTGATTTAAAATATCTTAAAGATAACATTTATATAGGAGGATATGGACAGCGCTCAATCCTAGAAGCATATGAATGGATGGAGAAAAATTTTGATATGAAAATTATTAAATTAAATATGGTTGAACCTTATTTATATCATTTAGATTGCTCTGTATTTCCTTTAACAAATGAAAAAACAATGATTTGTACTTCACTATATGATGAAAATGAATTAAAAGAGCTTAAAAAATATACTAAAATTATAGATATAAGTGAAGATGATGCTTTTGGAGGAATTACAAATTCAGTACGATTAGGCAATATGGTTTTATGTGCTTCAAATATTTCTGAATTAAAAAAAGGTGAAGAACTATATGAATTAGAAAAAACTAAAATTAATAATTTAGAAAAAATATGTGGGGATGAAGGAATGGAACCCATCATATTCAATTTATCTGAATTTATGAAAAGCGGTGCTCTTCTCTCTTGTATGGTGCAGCATTTGAATCGAGTAGATATTAATAAAAAACTTATTTAAAATATGAGTAAATCCTTAGAACAATGGCTCGATGAAGACGTTGCTAAATGCGATAAAATGTCTATTAAAAAACTATCACATGAATTTTTCTTTCGCGATCCAGCAAGACCAAACTACATAGATAACGAACATTTCTACTCACCATGTGACGGAACAATCCTATATCAAAAATTTGTTCAACCAACCGAACAAATAATTGAAATAAAAGGTATTAATTATACCTTAAAAGATGTTATGGGTGATAAAGATTTCAATAAACCTTCCCTTGCTATAGGTGTTTTTATGTCATTCTATGATCCACACATAATTCGCATGCCCCATGGTGGAATAGTGCGTTATAGACACTTAGATCCAATAGAATCAACTAATAGACCAATGTTGGCTGTTGAAAAAGACATATTAAATGCTGTTATTAATCCCAACAATATGGATTATGTAAAATACAATGAACGAATGGTTATAGAATGTTATTCACCTTCATTAGATTATACTTACTATGTTGTCTTAATAGCAGATGAAGATGTAGATGTTATATGCCCTTTCCACCCAGAACAGAATGAATTATTTACTCAAAACCAAAGATTTGGACTGGTAAGATGGGGTAGTATGACAGAGATAATATTAGTAGAAGATGAAAGATATGATTTTGAACCAATCCAACCAGATACATGGCATGTGGAAGCGGGTATTGACAAGCTTGTAAAAATAGTAATTAAATAATATTTATAAATAAAAATTATGTCTCAATCAAATAATGAAGAAGTTTTTGCTAATAAAAGAAAACCTAAGGGACCTATAAAATTTAAAATAGAATTAAATAGTGAACAAAAAGATGCAAAACAATTAATACTAGATAATCCTGTAGTACTTTTAAAAGGTATGGCCGGCAGCGGTAAAACTCTAGTAGCATGTCAGGTTGCTTTAGACTTAGTTTTTAAAAAAGAATTAGAAAAAATTATAATTACTCGTCCCACTGTTTCTAAAGAAGAAATTGGATTTCTTCCTGGAGATCTTAAAGAAAAAATGGACCCATGGTTAGCCCCAATATATGCTAATCTTTATATGTTGTATGATAAAGAAAAAATAGACAAAATGTTAGCTGAAGGGCAAATAGAAATAGTACCATTTGCTTTCATGCGAGGAAGAACATTTCCTAATTGCTTTATAATTGTAGATGAATGTCAAAATATAACTCATTCTCAAACTGAAATGATGTTGGGACGTTTGGGTAAAGGGGGAAAAATTGTATTCTGTGGTGATTTAGCCCAAGTAGATCTAAAAAGCAAGAAAGATTCAGGAATTGGATTTTTTCCTAGATTGGAAGAAAGAATTAAAGGAGTTAAAATCTTATCTTTAAAGAAAAACCATAGACACGAAATTGTAGAAGAAATCCTAAAAATTTATGATGAATTCAGAGATATACAGTGATTTCTAAATTCCATAATATTTATAATAAATAAACTTCTCGAATCATGCCTGCTGGGAGATATTCATTTATTATAGAACAAGGATCAACATTAAGTCTTGAATTACAATATAAAGACTGCAATGGGACTCCAATAGATTTAACAGGTTATGATGGAAGAATGCAAATTCGTCCTAGTGTAGCATCTCCAACAGTATATATAACATTAAGTAGTTCCCTAAACCCTGATGGAACAGGATTAAACTTTAGTGGATCCAATGGATCTACACCTCCTACCTCAGGATCTATAGGATTATATATATCCGCTATATCTTCTTCTCAATTTAATTTTGATTTAGCAGTATATGATTTAGAAATTTATTCTGGAAGTTTCGTTTCGAGGATTTTAGAAGGTCAAGTTAAATTATCTAAAGAAGTAACTCGCTAATGATAGTAAGTAATTGTGGAGATTGCAATGATTCAATAATAATATCCGGTTGTGGCTCATCAACCAATGTTATTGAAATATTAACAGGCCCTATGGGTCCCAAAGGTGATCCCGGAGGATCAGGAAGTAGTTTACCTTTTACCTATGACGGGGGCGATTTATATAGTACTACAAGTAGTCTTCAAGTAACAGGAAACATATTTGGGACCTCTTCTTGGGCTTCAAGCTCAATCAGTGCTTCTTACGCACCTCCTAGTGATGTTATCCAAAATGATGGAATATCAGCTAGAGTAGCAACATCTCCCACTTCTTTATTTGTAATACAAAGTAGTTCTGCTGATTTACTAAAATTAGATAATACTAGTTTATTTGCTTTTAGTGGAAGTATAGAAATCAATAGCACAAATACATCTAGCATATTTTTGATTACAAAAATCGATGGAATAAATGATGATAAAAAATTTGAAATAAACAGTGAAGGAGTAGTAGTATTAGGTATGTTTAATCAAACTCCAACTCCTGTTGTGGGTGGGATGTTTTTAAGCAGCAGCCTAGAATTTTTCATAGGCATGTAAATTTCATATGTGTTTTACTAAAAAGGTTATATTTATGTTAGATAATCAATAATTTAAAAACCAAAACAAACAAACAATGGCAGAATGGAAGAAGGTCGTAGTCTCGGGCAGCGCCGCCGAACTATCAGACTTAAAAGTAGATAGCCTTGTCTCAGGTTCAGTTGTAATTGGTGGTGGATCAGATGGAAATCTGACTTCAACAACAATTAACGGAACGGGAGATATACTAGCTACTACGGGCGCAACAAACGTATCAATCACAGGTTCCTTTACTGGATCTTTTGATGGTATAGCATCTAATGCAACGAGTGCATCATATGCAAACAATGCTTCAACAGCAGACTCCGCTACAAGTGCAAGTTATGCTAGCAACGCTTCTACAGCAGACAGTGCTACAAGTGCAAGTTATGCTCTAAATGCTTCAACAGCAGATAGTGCTACAAGTGCAAGTTATGCTCTAAATGCTTCAACAGCAGATAGTGCTACAAGTGCTTCTTACGCTTTAAATGCATCTACAGCAGATTCAGCAACAAGTGCATCCTATGCTCTAAATGCCTCTACAGCAGACAGTGCAACAAGTGCATCTTATGCAAACTCAGCTACTTCAGCTTCTTATGCTCTAAACGCTTCAACAGCAGATTCAGCAACAAGCGCAAGCTACGCTAATAATGCCTCTACAGCGGATAGTGCAACAAGTGCATCGTATGCTTTGAACGCATCAACTGCAGACAGTGCTACTAGTGCAAGCTATGCTAACAATGCCTCTACAGCGGATAGTGCTACCAGTGCATCTTATGCATTAACAGCAACCAGTGCATCACACGCTGCAACTGCTTCTTATGTAAACACGTTAAACCAAGACGTATTGATTACTGGTTCATTAACAGTATTACAAGGAGCAACAATCTATGGATCAACTTCATTCCAGTACGTAACTGCATCACAACTTGACGTAAGTGCTTCATTTATTTCAGTAAACGTATTTGAACCTCTTGAAAGATTTGGTGGATTAAAGATTTATGATTCAGGTTCTTCATCAGCAACCGCTTCATTTGCTTGGGATTCACTACATAATCACTTTGTATATCAAAATGTAAGTGGTAGCACTCCAGCTGGTGGTATGTTTATCGCAGGTCCTCAAAACACTGGATCATTAGGTGATGAACAAGGATTAACCCAATACTTTATACCAGTAGCGCAAGATGATAATCACATTCAAGATTCAACTATCTTTAACAGTGGATCAATCACACAAATCACTGGTTCATTAACTGTAACAGAAGGAGTAAGCGGTTCATTTAGTGGATCTTTTGAAGGTGATGGTGCTGGATTAACAAACATCCCAGCAGGTGCTATTACAGGATTAAATTTAAGTGCAATTGCAACTGGATCTGTAACGGCATCAGTAGATGTAGCTGATAATTCATTTACAGTTGTATCTGGTTCAACTACTTTATTTAATGTAAAAAGTAATGGTGGTTTTGAACATGGATCCAATGTAACGGCTAGTGGTAATTGGAGTCATGCTGAAGGTTATAATACAATCGCATCAGGAAGTTATTCTCATGCTGAAGGTCATAGTAATCAAGCTATTGGTGATACATCACATGCTGAAGGTTATCAAACAACAGCTATTGGTCCTACTTCCCATGCTGAGGGTGTCTACACAACAGCAATTGGTGAAGGAGCACATGCTGAAGGTACGGGCACAACAGCTAGTGGATATAATTCACATGCTGAAGGATATAATAATCAAGCAATAGGAAATGCTTCTCATGCTGAAGGTAGTACTACAGTAGCATCAGGAAATTACTCACATGCTGAAGGTCTCCAAACAATCGCATCAGGAAGCCAATCTCATGCTGAAGGTCAGTTTACAACAGCATTAGGAGAAGGCTCACATGCTGAAGGTCTTTATACAATCGCATCAGGAAGTTATTCGCATGTTGAAGGTACTAACACAACTGCATCAGGTAATTATTCACATGCTGAAGGTAATACTACAGTAGCATCAGCCAATAATTCACATGCTGAAGGTCAAGCTACAACAGCAATTGGTATTGCATCTCATACTGAAGGTAAAAACACAACAGCATCAGGATATGCTTCTCACGCTGAAGGTCAAAATACAACAGCAGTAGGAGATTACTCTCATGCTGAAGGTTATGCTACAATAGCATCAGGAAGCAATTCACACGCTGAAGGTAATACTACAACAGCACTAGGAAATAGTTCACACGCTGAAGGATACAACACAATAGCATCAGGAAGTCCTTCGCATGCTGAAGGTAATACTACAACAGCACTAGGAGATTATTCACATGCTGAAGGTAATATTGCAACCGCCTCAGGATACGCTTCCCATGCTGAAGGTTACCAAACAATTGCATCAGGAAGTTACTCTCATGCTGAAGGTCAAGGTGTACAAGCACTAGGACAAGCTTCTCATGCAGAAGGTTACCAAACAACAGCATCTGGATATTCTTCTCACGCTGAAGGTAATCAAACACTCGCATACGGGATAACATCTCACACAGAAGGTCAAGCTACAACAGCACTAGGAAATGGCTCACACGCTGAGGGTCATTTAACTACAGCATCAGGAACTTATTCTCATGCTGAAGGTTTTAGCACTCAAGCACTAGGACAAGCTTCTCATGCAGAAGGTTACCAAACAACCGCATCAGGAGATTATTCACATGCTGAAGGTAATGTCACAGTAACAGTAGCAGAATATTCCCATGCTGAAGGTATTGGTACAATAGCATCTGGATCAGGTCAGTTAGCAGCAGGTAAGTACAATACTCAAGGTAATGATACTTCACTTGTAGTAATTGGTAACGGTGTTGATGACAATAATAGAAGTGATTTAGCTTTATTTAACGTAGACAGCATCACATTCAATGCACCAGTAACCGGTTCAATCTTTACAGGTTCATTTGTTGGTGATGGTAGTCAGTTAACTGGAGTAGTAGCAACAGATTTAGCATACACTTTAGACAACGGCACAGGTATTACATCCTTTAGCTTTGATGGCTCTACTAGTGGTGTAGTTGTTGAAGTATCTGGATCTGACACATTATCTACAAACACAATTACAAAATGGACTGGTGATGCATTTGCAGACACCAGCATCACAGATGATGGTTCATTAGTAACTGTAGCAGTTAATACCTTATTCCAAGGTGATATTACAGTACAAGGTACTGCATCATTCCAAAACACAGAGAACTTATTAGTAGCAGATAGATTCGCTTTATTTGCTTCAGGTTCAAATACAGCAGGAGATGGTGGTATCATCGTACAACAAGGTACACAAAACGTAGGTGAATTGTATGGATTTGATAGTGATGTAACTCGTTGGGGTTTCACTTCATCATTCGATGCTTCAGGAGCATCATTTGTCCCAGACGCTTATGTTGCTGCTGTAGTTGATGTTGATGGTGGTCAAGCAGACGTAGCTAGATATCAAAAAGCCGGTAACATTAAAGTTGAAGGCGGTGATATTTACATCTATGTGTAACACTTACAACTAAATTATGAGTTTAGTAAATAAAACAAAGAATGAATCTCCTTCCTTTACGGAAGGAGATCTTTCTATAAAAAAAGATGATTTTTCTTTGGAAAAACAAGAAATAGAGTTTATGTTGATATTAATAAAAAATTCTACATTTAAAGGTGAAAATTTAGAATTATTATATAATTTAACATATAAATTACAACAACAATACCTTAAAAAATAGTTTTTAAACCAAAAGTACAGTTATGCCAAATCAAATTTTTTTTCAATCATCTCTACCAAGAGCTGGATCAACTTTGTTACAAAATATAATGGGGCAAAACCCCAATTTTTATGTAACACCCACATCAGGAGTACTAGAATTACTTTACGCAGCCAGAGGAAATTACACAAACTCTCCTGAATTCAAAGCTCAAGATTCTCAATTAATGCAAAAAGGATTTAGATCCTTTTGCCTATATGGAATGTCAGGTTTTTTTAATGGAATAACAAACAAACCTTATGTTTTAGATAAAAGTAGAGGTTGGGGTATCCATTATGGATTCTTAAATTCTTTCTATCCAAATCCTAAAATTATCTGCATGATTCGAGATCCAAGAGCTATATTTGCTTCTATGGAAAAAAACTTTAGAAAAAACCAAGATAAAGATTCAGGCATTGTTAATCACTCGAAAATGCAAAATACAACTACCCAAAAAAGAGTAGAGACGTGGTCATCAACTCCACCAGTAGGATTAGCATTCGAAAGAATACAACAAATCTTGCAGGAAGGAATAGGTAGTAAAATGCTATTTGTAAAATTTGAAGACCTATGCTCCAACCCAGAATCCGAAATAGGGAGAATATATGGTTATCTAGGTGTGCCCCACTATCAGCATGACTTTGATAATGTAGAACAAATCACAGTAGAAGATGATGAAGTATATGGAATTTATGGAGACCATAATATTCGTAAAAAAATAGAACCAGTACAAAATAATTATAAAGAAGTACTAGGAACAAATACTTGCAATTTTATTAAATCCAAATACGATTGGTTCTTTAAAGAATTCAAATATAATTAACAAAATGAATAAAGTTTATTGGTTTACAGGTCAGCCGGGTGCTGGAAAAACAGTTTTGTCTAATTTATTAAAAGAGTACTTAGAAAAACAAAGCACGCAAAAAGTTTTTCACATCGATGGTGATGAACTTAGAGCTCTTTTCAATAATACCAAATACGGTAGAGAGGGAAGAGAAGAAAACATCAAACGAGCTCAGGATATTGCTAAATTTATGTTTTATGGAGGACACAATGTTATAGTTAGTTTAGTAGCTCCTTATAGGGAATTGCGTGAATCTTTTAAAGCTGCTTTAGGCGATAGTATAGTTGAATTATATGTACATACAACGGATGTACGTGGTAGAGAACATTTCCACACAACAGAATATGAAGCTCCACTTACCAACTTTATAGACGTTGATACAACAAACACTACACCTCAAAACTCTCTAAAATATATTTTAGAAAAACTAGGACACTGGTCTAAAGTAAATCATGGTGGGTCACCAACAAATAATCCTGACAAAAAATATGCAGTATTTGTTGGTAGGTATCAACCTTATCACTATGGTCATATAAAGTTAATTGAGCAGAAATTAAAAGAAGGAATACCGGCTTTAATAATGGTGCGTGATATTGAACCGGATGAAAAAAATCCATTTACAACAGAACAAACACTACAGATGATAAAAAAGTATCATCAAGCTAAAGGTGATGATGTGCAAGTAATAGTAATTCCTGACATTGAATCTGTAAATTATGGAAGGGGTGTAGGGTATGAAATAAATGAATTTACACCACCAGATAACATTGGGTTTATTTCTGCTACAAAAATAAGAGAGTCTATTAAGAATAATGACGATTCGTGGAAAGAAATGGTACACGAATCAATACAAGAAGATATAATTAGTTATTTAAAATAATGATTGAACAAAAAACATACCAAATAAGATACAACACAGCTTCAAAGGATGATAGTGAAAGTTGGAGATTAATCTGTAATGGAGAAGAAACATTAGTTTCAGACATTGTTATCACATCCAAAACAAGAACAACTAAAGATTTTATAAAGGATTTAGGAAATAAATACCACATCACTTGTGAGGGTGTTCTAGAAGTAAAAGATGGTGTAGCTTACATTAAAACAAAAAGAGAAGACAATCCAAATTTAAGACATCTATTAAAAACCATTACGTATAGACTAATAGCTACAGCAACAACAGTAATTACAGCCTATTGTTTAGGAGCATCTTGGGAAGTATACTCATTATTAGGAGCTGGTGAATTATTAATTAAACCATTTATTTATTTCTTACACGAAAAAGCATGGTTTAGAATACCTTTTAACAAATGAGAGCAAAAATAAATTTCACAACAGATCAACCCTTCAAAATAGGATCTCCATCTATAACATTACTACCAGACACAGAAGAAGAACTAAACAACCCAGTAGTAGTAGATTATATCGATGAACAAACAGGAGAACTGGTTGATACCAAAATAATAAACCTAAACAACATTCCTGTTATCGGACCCCGACAGTATTATACAAAGTGGAAATTACAATTCAAAGACTTACAGAATAACATAATACATACCCATGTTTTGAATTTAGAAAATAAAGTGGTTTTTATTAAAATGGATGCTAGAGCTTTGGGTGATAATTTAGCTTGGATTGATTATGTAGAGCAATTTAGAATAAAACACAATTGTAGAGTTATTTGCTCCACTTTTTGGAACGACTTATTCACTAACACCTACCCAGAAATAATGTTTGTTGCGCCAAATACCAAAATACATAACGTGTATGCTCAATATTACATTGGAACTTCAAATATTATTAATCCTGTGTATCAACCGAGTTTATATTTAAACAATCCTCTACAAAAAATAGCATCGGATATTTTAGGACTAGAATATAAAGAAGCAAAACCAAGAATCAATTATCCATTAATTTCACGTAAAAAGAAAGTTTGCATTAGTGAATATGCTTCGCTTAAAGTAAAAGAATGGAATGTTGTGGGTGGTTGGCAAGCTATAGTTGATTTATTCAATTCATATGGATATGAGGTAGTAGTAATTAGTAAAGAACCATCTTATTTAAAGAATGTTATAAATAAATCGGGAGATTATCCGTTAGAAGACAGAATCAAAGATTTAGCAGAATCTGAATTTTTTATTGGAAATTCATCTGGGTTATCTTGGTTGGCTTGGGGGTGTGGAGCACATATTATATTAATTAGTGATTTTACTCCTCCTTACCATGAACCAACACAAAACTTCACTAGAATATATAATAAAGAATATCCAAGGGATATTATAAAATATGAAGAAGTACTACACCCAGCACCTAAAGAATATGTATTACAAACAATAGAAGAAAAAATAAAAGAATATGTTTACACTACCTGAACTACAAATCCTCAGAGCAGCTTTAGATCATATTACCATTAAGGGGGCTGATTCAAAGTTTTTAACTCAATTACAATTGAAAATAGAACAAAAAATAAAAGAATTATCTGAACCTCGAGTAAAAGAAACAGGAGATGATTTGTTTGTAAAAGAACAATAAAAACTTTGATTCTTTTTAAAATTTTATTATATTTATTACAAATAATATTGTTGGCCGAAAGGAAGTAGGCATATACACGGCATAAGTGTATGTATCTAACCATAATATAAAAATTAAAAATAATATGCCAAGTTGGAAAAAAGTCATCACATCAGGTAGTGATGCTACTTTAAACTCATTAACCGTATCAAACGGAATTACAGGTTCTTTATTTGGAACCTCATCATATGCTTTAACAGCTTCATTCCTATTAGGAACTATTGAATCAGCATCATATGCTTTAACCGCTTCGTATGTTCTGAATGGAGGTGGAGGAAGTACAGATACTGGATCTTTACTTACAACAGCATCTGCAAATTTAAACACAATTACTTTTACCAAAGGAGATGGTAGTACATTCCCTATTACAGTAGATACAGGTAGTGGAGGAGGAAGTGGAGCTGGATTTCCATACACTGGAAGCGCAGAAATAACTGGTAGTTTAGTAGTAACAGGATCTATCCTATCAACAGATGGGTTTACTGGTTCTTTATTCGGTACTGCTTCTTACGCAAACCAAGCTACAACAGCCAGCTATGTATTGCAAGCTGTATCATCGTCTTTTACAACTACAGCATCCTTTGCCGAAACTGCTAGCTACATAGCAACAGCTTCATATGCAAACCAAGCATTAAGTAGTTCATACGCCACAACAGCCTCCTACTCTTTTACAGCATTAAGTAGCTCCTATACTGCTACTTCCAGCATATCTGAAACCTCATTAAATACCTCAGACGTTTTAATCTATGTTAAAAATGTCACTGGTGCTACTATACCAAAAGGTAAAGTAGTAAGAATATCAGGAGCCACAGGAGATAATGCCTTAATAAGTACTGCATCTTATGAAGCAGACAACAACTCAGCCAATACATTAGGTATATTAAAAGAAACTATTGCAGATCAAGCATTTGGTTATGCAATGACAGAAGGAAAATTACTAGGCATTGACACAGACTTATTTACTGCAGGTCAACTTTTGTATTTAGGTCCAACTGGTTCTATTATAGGCTACACCCCTCAACCACCATTACACTCTGTTCGCTTAGGTCAAGCACTTCGTATACAGCAAAATAATGGATCTATGTACGTCCGTATAGATAACGGATATGAATTAGATGAATTACATAATGTACTTATAATATCTGGTTCTGATGGTGATTTAATTGTAGCAAGTGGTAGTAATGGAAACGGTAAAAAACTATATATAAACACCAAACAACTTACTGGTTCTTATGGTTTAACTGGAAGTTTAAATATAATTAACGGAGGTGTAACGGGTTCTTTATTTGGAACTGCATCTAATGCAACAACTGCTTCTTATGCATTAAATGCTATAAGTAGTTCTTACGCTGCGACTGCGTCTTATCTTAATACATTAAACCAAAACGCAACAATATCTGGGTCGTTAACTATCACAAATGATTTAATTGTATTGGGTTCATCATCAATACAGTACGTTACATCATCCCAACTAGATATTTCAACAAATATCATATCTGTTAATACAATCAACCCAGGAGCTAGATTTGGTGGATTGGCAGTTATAGATTCAGGATCTTCACCTCAAACATCTGGTTCATTGTTATTTGATTCTTTAAATAATCAATGGATATTTGTACATCAAAATTTAGGGACATCTGTTACAAGCTCTGTGTTGATAATGGGGCCACAAACTTTTGATAATGTGGGTGGAGAAACAACAATAACTACAAATAGATTAACAAAAGGAACTGGAGGAGATTTAGGAGAACACATTGGTGATTCTAATATTACAGATACAGGAACTTTAGTTAGTATCAATAGTAATACACAAGTAACCGGTTCTTTAAATGTATCTGCAGGTATAACTGGATCTTTACTTGGTACATCTTCATACGCAACCCAAGCATTAAGTAGTTCATTCGCATCAACTGCTTCATATGTTCTAAACGCTATAAGCAGCTCGTTCGCATCAACTTCCTCATTTGTTAATCCACTCAATCAAAATGTAATTGTCACTGGATCCTTAACAATATCCGGCTCAGCAACAGGAAGTATATTTTCAGTTTCTGCTTCATATCTTGATTTTGATTTTGATAGTTTCCTATTTTCAGGAAGTACAGTATTCCAATCAGCTTTAGATGCTACTCAAGCCGTTTCTACATTTGGAACAGCAAGTATCACTTTTGGTAATATTACTGGTAGCTTTACTGGTTCATTATCAGGTAGTTTGTTTGGTACAAGTTCATGGGCTACAAATGCCTCAGCATCAATAAGTGCTTCAAGAGCAATATCTGCTTCAAGAGCAGATTCATCATCTTTTGCTTTTACAGCATCCTTTGTTAATCCATTAATACAAACAGTATTGATAACGGGTTCAGCTTTATTGACTGGATCTATGACTTTGACTGGTAGACAAACACTAACTGGATCCTTCTCAGTACTTAATTCAGAATCAGTACAATACATAAACCAAGGATTAACTCATCCTGCTACAACTGGTTCAAGAATTTTCCAAACAACTATTGCTCCAGTATTCACAAACAACTCACCAAATCAAACTTCAACTGCATTAAGGTTGTTACCAACTTTCACTGGATCTTTTAGTGGATCTAATACACAAAATTTAATAGTAGATTTTGGAGCATCAAATGTTGGTAGTCAATTCACAGTAAACGATGTAACATCAGGATCAATTTACATGGTAAATGATGTTTCTGGTTTACCAATAATTGAAGCAACTTCAAATTGGGATGTTAACATATACGATTATCCGAACGTTGTTTTGAAAAAAACAGGTAGTTTAGTAAACGTATCGGGATCATTAAACATAAGACCAGGTGGTATTAATAATGCCCAAACAACATCTTCTTTAACATTTACTGTACCAACCGGATCATCTACACAAAATTACAATGTAGGTATTACAAAATATAGAAGTTTTAGTTACTTAACCACAACCAGACCTATATACCAAGATAACTACATACTTTTAGGATATGACTCATCAGGCACTGACCCCGAATTAACAGTATTAACAGATCCATCTGCAGGTAGAGTTCAATGTCATGTATTTAGTTCAACAGCAGCAACAACTGTTACCAGTGATGTTAATGTAGCTTCAGGTATAGTAGATATATATCCAACAGGAATGGGATCTGACATGAGATTAGATATTACCATAAGCGCTGGATCTGATGCAAACTATCCATTCTATAGAATTACCATGTTTAGAAGTAATACAACTTATGGTGGAAACATTAGTGTACTAGTTGAAAGATTCTTTGTAAATCAATAATAAATTTATTATGTTGTATATAACATCAATTAGAATAAATAAAACAGAGACAGTAGAGGAATATACAAAAACATATTCACTCACTGATACTCATTTGGTAGAAGCAGATAATGAAGATGCTGTTAAAGATAAAATTACACTATATTATCAAAATCAACAAACAGAATCTACAGCATACGATATTACTTTCATCAGTATACATAACACTATTGTTTAAAGTATTTTATGGCTATTTATAAAAATTCACCACCAGACACACATAACTTTATTCAAGCAACAGGAATAACAGATAGAACCCAAATTACAGCGGTATCTACTCTTGTTGCTGATTTAAAGTATGCGGGTATATGGAATAAAATGAAAGCTATATATCCTATAGTGGGAGGCACTGCTGCTGCTCATAAATTCAACTTAAAAGATCCTCGTGATTTAGATATAGCTTATAGATTAACTTTCACAGCAGGTTGGGTACACTCAAGTACAGGAATGTTGCCTAATGGTAGTAGTGATTATGCTAACACTTTTTTAAATTCAAATTCAGTTTTATCATTAAATGATGCTCATGTATCATTTTATTCACGCACAAATAGTGACTCAGGTTGTGACATAGGATTATTTGATTCAATGGCTAACAGTGCTACGCAAATATTTCCAAAATCATCAAACACGCGTTACGTAAGAATGTTTTCCTCATTTACAAGTGTTTCGACAACTGAAAATACTGCTGCTTTTTATTTGAATAGTAGATTGTCAAGTACTCAAATGGTCGGTTATCGAAATGGTAGTGTTTTACAAACAGTTAATCAAAATAGTATCTCAAAGATAAATGCAAATTTTTCAATAGGAGTAAGAACAGTAGTTGGGGGTACATTTGATAATTATTCAAATAGACAATGTGCCTTCGCCTCAATCGGAGATGGTTTAACAGATACTGAAGCAGCAAACTTCTACACAGCAGTACAAAAATTTCAAACAACTTTAGGACGTCAAGTGTAATATGGGAGGTTTATTTCAAAATAGTACATTCACAACAACACCACAAGTATTCTACAACACAATACCAGATGTAGATGCTCAAGCATTCATTACAGCAGCCAATATTACAAATGGAATACAAAAAATTGCTATATATAGACTGGTAACTGATTTAAAAGGATATGGTATATGGACTAAAATGAAAGCTTTGTATCCGGTTGTAGGTGGAACTGCTGCAAGTCATGCTGTGAATTTAAAAATACCTGGAACTTATAATTTAACTTTTACAGCAGGATGGGTACACTCAAGTACAGGAATGTTGCCTAATGGGACTAGTGATTACGCAGATACTAGTTTAATACCATCGACTGCATTATCATTAAATAATGTACACATATCTGTATATATTAATGTTAATACTGCAATAAACGGTCCGGCAATAAGTTCAGAAGACGCATCAACATATAATAATGGATTATATATATGGCCAAGAATCGCAACTGTCACTTGCTTTAAACACAAGTTCAATTTATTTAGCCAAATCCAGAAACAATGCAACGTACGGTAATTTTCGTACAGCCTTTGCCTCAATCGGAGACGGCTTAACAGACACCGAAGCAGCAAACTTCTATATAGCAGTACAACGCTATCAAATAACATTAAATAGACAAGTTTAACAATGGGACTAATACTAAGCAAATTATCAGGAGCAAGAGGTTATTTAAACTATGGAAGAGGTATCGATAGTGATGCACAAGCATTTCTTACTGCTGCTAGTATTACAAACATAGTTCAACAAAAAGCAGTTAATGATTTAGTAATAGCTTTAAAAGGTTATAGTATATGGAATAAAATGAAAGCTGGTATGTTACCTAATGGAACAAGTGATTATGCAAATACTAGTTTAAATTCACTAACAAATCTAACGAGTACTAGTAATCATTTGTCTTTTTATTCACGTTCTACAAGCGTTGGACTTGAGTGTGAAATTGGTAACGCTGATACTGTGACTCAAAAGTTTTTTCAATTAAGAGCTGCTAGTAATTTTGCAAGCGGCGGAGCTGGAACCGCTGTTAATTTTACCACAACTTTAGACGCTAAAGGTTTTTGGATAGGTTCAAAAAGAGCAGATAATGATAGGGAAGTTTACTTAAATGGAATAAGCCAATCTACAATAACAACGAATGATACAACAGTATTATTTAATGGTAATGTATATATAAGTGCAAGAAATCAAGCTTCATCAAGTCCGCCAACAGCTTTATATTCAACAAAACAATGTGCCTTCGCCTCAATCGGAGATGGCTTAACAGACACTGAAGCAGCAAACTTCTATACAGCAGTACAAGCATTCCAAACAGCACTTGGTCGTCAAGTGTAAAATTTATATATTAAAAAAATAAAAAACACAATATGAAAGGAAGAATAGTAACAGAACAACAAGCACAAGAATTACAAGGAGTATTCTTTACACCAGAAACCTTTTTTCATTTTGTACAAGATATAAATGATAATTGGTTTTTATTTTTAAGTGAACAAAATGAAGAAATTATAGCTCAAACACCATATGCTTATTTTTTTAAGTGAACAAAATGAAGAAATTATAGCTCAAACACCATATGCTTATTTATTAGAAATAGGATTAAGTGAATACGAACCAAAACCAACACCAGAATTGTTATGATATTTGGAGCACCTTCTATAGTTACTAGTGGATTAGTACTTAATTTGGATGCTGCTAATAACAAATCATATCCTGGTTCTGGAACAACTTGGACTGATTTAAGTGGTAATGGGAATAATGGAACTTTAACTAACTTTGGTTCTCAAACTATATGGAACAAAGATAATGGAGGTAGTATTGTTTTTGATGGTACTAATGATTATGCTTCTTTTTCTGATGCAAACCTATTACCGACTGCGGGTCTTACTGTATGTGCTTGGTTTAAAACAACTGTTGCTAACAAGTGGATCATAGATAAATCAAACGGAGGTATTACAAATGGGTATCTTTTAGCAGGAACATCAGCTGGTAACATGGTTTTCTACATCAATAATATTTCAGTAAATTCTAATCCCTCTACAGTTACAAGTGGTCTATGGATTAACATTGTAGGAACTTGGACACCTTCAAATTCGCTTATACTATATCAAAATGGAGTTCAAGTGGCTACAAACACAACATCTATACCAGCTACAATCAATAATCCCTCAGCTAACTTACAGATAGGTAGAAGAGCTACAGCTGTTGATTATTGGAATGGGAACATAGCGCAAACACAAATATATAACCGAGCACTCACAGCCTCAGAAGTCCTCCAAAACTACAACGCATTAAAATCAAGATTTAATTTATAAAACAAAATGGGAGTATATACAAGACCAAGCATAGTAACAAATGGATTAATACTTAACCTAGATGCTGCTAATATTAAATCTTATGCAGGTAGTGGTACTACTTGGACTGATTTAAGCGGTAATAGGAATAATGGTACGTTGACTAATGGACCTACTTTTAGTAGGAATGGAGGTGGTAGTGTTGTATTTAATGGTACCAATCAATATGGAAGTGTTCCATCAACATCTTTATTTAATTTTGGCTCTAATAACTTTGCTATAGATGTTTGGTGTTTTTATGATGCATCTACATCTACTGATGACACATATAGATACTTATTCAACTTCCAAACACCAACAACTCTATCCCACTTACTATTAGTAAAGTGGAGATCAAATATCTTACCAGGCAATACAGGAAATGGAGTGCTTCTTGATTATTCTGTAGCTGGTAGTAGATATACTATAACAACTAGTAATTCAGTTCCCAATCCAAATGTTGCTAATACAATTACATCGCCATTATATGATGTACCTAACAAATGGAGTAATTTTATTATCTCTGTTTCTTCTAATGTTATGTCTTTATATGTTAATAGTGTTTTATATGGTTCTGTGAGTTTAGGTTCTAGATGGAATAGTAACGCCAATTTATATTTAGGGACATATGATGCCACAGGTTCTTTTATGAAAGGATTAATCCCTAATTTTAAAGTTTACAACAGAGCATTATCAGCATCAGAAGTCCTCCAAAACTACAACGCACTAAAATCAAGATTTAATTTATCATAATAAAAAACTATGCCATTAAGAATATCAAAAAGTGGATCAACAGTAACAACTTTTAAAATTTTAAATTTTGATAGTGATGCACAAACATTTCTAACAGCAGCAGGAATAACAAATAGTACACAACAAAACGCTATAAATAAATTAACTATTGATTTAAAGTATTATGGTTTGTGGACTAAAATGAAAGCATTGTATCCTATAGTAGGAGGTACAAGTGCTGCTCACGCAGTTAATCTTAGAACGCCTGGAACTTATAACTTATCATTTACTGCTGGATGGACGCATTCTCTAACAGGAATGACTCCTAATGGAACAAGTGATTATGCAAATACTAATTTAAACATGTCTACAAACTATAGTGTAAATGATAGTACACATATTTCCTTTTATTCAAGAACTGCAAGTGCTAATAGCACAGATTACGAAATGGGCGTTTATAATGGTTCAACTGTAACTGGCTTAAGTCTAAGAAGAAGTGATGGAGCCAACTCAACATATTTCGGAATCAACACCAATGCATATATCTCATTTACAGACTCTAATGCCGCTGCTTTTTATATTTCAAATAGATTGGGTACAGCAATGAATGGCTGGAGAAATTCAACAAAAATGGTAGCAAACACTAACACAGCATTAACAAGACCAAATTTAAACATGTTTATAGGAAACCTTAACGTTAATGGAACACCGGATTCAGGACTGTGGTCAACAAGACAATGTGCATTCGCTTCAATCGGAGATGGCTTAACAGATCAAGATAGGAAGACAAGTGTAATAAAAATAAGAACCAATTCCTCTGCCATATTTATAACAAAATTTAACTAATGGCTAATATACCTATTTACCCGGGTTCATCATCGTTTTTTCCAGGAAATACCCCCTTTGGATTTTACGATAACGACTATCAGTTTCAAATGGATGCTGATAAAGTAGTAAAATTTTGTGCATATCGTTTAGGATATCCATTAGTAGAAGTTGAATTACAAGATTTAAATTTTTATACTGCTTTTGAAGAAGCAATTACCACATATGGTAATGAATTATATGCTTATAAAGTACAACAAGATTATTTATCTTTAGAAGGAGCAAGTGCTAATTCCAATTTAAATCACGCTTTAATCACTCCTAACTTTGCGGGTATGGTTAGACTTTCTCATCAATATGGTGAAGAAGCAGGAGTAGGAGGGAAAACAACTTGGTATAGAGGAGCATTACCTTTAACAGCTAGTGTTCAAGATTACGATTTATCCCAATGGGCAATAGCAAATAATATTACTGGAGGTATAGAAATTAAAAAAGTATTCTATGAAGCACCCCCAGCAATCGTTAAATATTTTGATCCATATGCTGGAACAGGGATGGGTATGATGAATTTAATGGACAATTTTGGTTGGGGGAACTATTCACCCGCTATTAATTTCTTAATGATGCCTATCAATTATGATTTACAAAAGCTTCAAGCAATAGAATTTAATGATCAAATCCGTAAATCCCAATTTTCATTCGAATTAATAAACAATAAATTACGTATATTCCCAATTCCTGGAGCTTCAGCAGCATCCAATATTTCTGGATCTGCAGAAGGTTTTGCTGGGCTTTTATATTTTCAATATATTAAATTAGTTGAAAGAAATGACCCCACAGCTGGGATAAATGGAAATTCATTAATTACAAATGTTTCTAATGTCCCCTTTAAAAACCCAGTATACTGCCAAATTAACTCAATTGGAAGACAGTGGATTTTTGAATACACTTTGGCATTGTGTAAAGAAATGTTGGGGTATATTAGAGGAAAATACACAACAGTACCTATTCCTGGAGCTGAAGTTACTTTGAACCAAGCAGATTTATTAACAGCAGCAACCGCTGAAAAAAATGCCTTAATTGAAAGATTAAGAGCATATTTTGACAATACTTCTAGAACCAAATTAATGGAAGCTAAATCTTTGGAAATAGATAGTCAACAAAAACAATTGCAACAGGTTCCAATGACTATATTTATAGGATAACATGGCACAATTCGGACGCAGCAGAGATATATCTGTTTTTAGACACGTAAACAGAGAATTATTAGGTAATATTATTACCCAACAAGTTGCTTTTTATAAAGTAAACTTAGAAAAAACAACCTCAAACATATATGGGGAATCTGTTGGAAAACGATTTTTTTCAGAACCTACTTTGCTTAATTGTTTAATAGTAAGAGAAGATCCTAAATTTGAAGTAACAGATATGGGACCTGATTATACTCGAGTATTAACCTTTAGATTTCTTAGAGACGATTTAACAGTAAGTAACACTTATCCTGAACCCGGAGATGTTATTATGTATTACAATAGTTATTATGAATTAGAACAAGTTTATGACAATCAACTATTTGTAGGAAAAGACCCTGATTACAACTATGCTGAAAATCCACTAAACCCAGGTCTAGAAGAATATGGATATTCAGTATCAATTAATTGTGTTGGACATTATACTCCTGGAGATAAATTAGGAATAACTAAAGAAAGATAAATATGGAATATCGTAAACCAATCCCTAAAACACAAAGAGAAATATCTCAAGAACAAATTAATCCTTATGATAAGGAAAGGGGAAATCCTAATAGTCAAATTCCTGAAAATTTAATTAGAGGAAATCAGCTTAGTTATAAAGACGATACTACAAAACCTTTTTCTATAGGTATTCAAGATATTGATGAAGCTATTTATTATTATTTTAACAAAATAATCAAACCATCTGTTGTAGAAAATGGAGAAAGAATATCCGTTCCCGTTATTTATGGGAATCCTGAAAAATGGAAATCAATTCAAAAAGATGGATATTATAGAGATAAAAATGGAAAAATAATGGCTCCTCTTTTAGTATTTAAAAGGGATGACTTAACTAAAAATAGAAGTTTAGGAAATAAAGTTGATGCAAATCAACCCCATTTGTATAGTTCTTTTGTAAAAAAATATTCTACTAGAAATTTTTATTCGTCTTTCAATGTCTTAAACAACATAAAACCTGAAAGCGAGCAGTATGCCGTAGTAATACCTGACTATGTTACCATAAAATATAGTTGCGCTATATACACATATTATGTTGAACAGATGAATAAAATAATTGAAGCAATCAACTACGCTTCAGATTCATACTGGGGAGACCCAGCTCGATTCAAATTTAATGCTAGAATCGATTCATTTAACACAGTAATAGAAGTAAATGATGGGAAAGATAGGGCTGTTAAAAGTACATTTGATATAAAATTAAATGGCCATATAATCCCAGACATATTGCAAAAAGATGTATCTGCTATAAAGAAAATTCCGGTAGTTACAAAAACTATATTCGGAATTGAAACCGAAAGAAATTTAAACAATCCTTTATTATAAATTTGGATATTGTAAAATAAGTTTATATATTATAAAATAAAATTTATGGAAAATACTAAAATTACCCAAGAAGAATTAGACGAGCTAAACAAATTTAGAATCTCAAACCAACAATTGATTATTAATTTTGGGCAACTTGAAATAGAAATTCAAAACCTCAATTTCCAAAAAAACTACTTAATCAATAGTTTAGAATCCCTGAAAAAATCAGAATCAACTTTTCTAAACAATCTACAGAAAAAATACGGAGATGTAAATATCAACCCAGATACTGGAGAATTTACAATAGCTTAATTGTTTTTGAATCCTTTTTAGATATTTATAACAAATCAATAAATAAATATTTTTAAAAATGGCAGAAACATTAATATCTCCAGGAGTACTAGCTAGAGAAAATGATCAATCTCAAGTTAGTCAACAACCCGTTCAAGTAGGAGCAGCTATTATAGGACCAACAGTAAAAGGTCCTGTAGAAATCCCTACTGTAGTAACTTCTTATAGTGATTATGTAAATAAATTTGGTGATGTATTAGTTAGTGGAAGTGATACTTATTCATATTTCACATCTATTGCAGCTTACAACTATTTCAACAATGGTGGAACTACATTAGTAGTAGCAAGAGTAGTATCAGGTTCTTACACCCCAGCAACCAGTACAGCAATCAGCGCTAGTTCAAATGCTTCTTCTCAACCAGCACTTGTATTAAAAACTATTTCTAAAGGTGCTATTATGAACAGTTCAAGTTCATTAGACAGTGCTGGTGCTCTAGCAAGTGGTTCAGCAGATAACATTAGATGGGAAATTGTAAATCCTAATACAGCATCTGGAACTTTCAATTTGTTAATTAGACAAGGTAATGATATTACTAATAGTAAAACAGTATTAGAAACCTTTACTAATCTATCATTAGATCCTAAAGCTCCTAACTTTGTTTCTAAAGTTATAGGTGATTACGTATACAATTACAACCCGTCTACTAATCAAATCGAATTAACTGGTAGTTATAAAAACAACTCCGCTTTTGTTTATGTAGACTCAGTAAATTTATTAACTCCTGACTACTTTGATAACAATGGTGTAGCTAAAGCTCAATACACTTCTTCAATTCCTTTAGCAGCTAGTGGTTCATTCAATGGTGCTACAGGTACTATTAAAGGTGGAGCCGCTTTTTATAACACTGTTTCATCTGCAAATAATACTCAAGGTTTAGAAGCAGCTAACTACACCAATATGGTTAATCTACTTTCAAATAAAGATGATTACCAATTCAAAATGCTTTTCACCCCAGGGTTAATTAATTCACTACATTCAAGTACTATCTCTAACATTATCACAAACACTCAAGAAAGAGGTGACAATATTTATATAGTAGACCCTGTAGTATATGGTTCAACATCAAATTCTGCTATTACCGAAGCAGCATCTCGTGATACTTCATATGCAGCAATGTACTGGCCATGGTGCCAAATCCTAGACCCAGGAACTGGAAAAAATGTTTGGGTCCCTGCATCTACTATGATCCCAGGAGTATTTGCATACAATGATAGAGTAGGTGAACCTTGGTTTGCTCCTGCAGGTATTCAAAGAGGTGGTTTAGGTACAGTGATCAGAGTTGAACAAAAATTAAACCAAACAACTCGTGACAACTTATACTCAGGAAAAATAAACCCAATAGCTACCTTCCCAGGACAAGGAATAGTAATTTACGGACAGAAAACATTACAACAAAAAGCATCTGCTTTAGATCGTGTAAACGTAAGACGTCTATTAATTGAACTTAAATCATATATTTCTCAAGTAGCAAATAATTTAGTGTTTGAACAAAATACTATCGCTAATAGAAATTTATTCTTAAGTCAAGTTAATCCATACTTATCTTCTGTTCAACAAAGACAAGGTTTATATGCATTCCAAGTAGTAATGGATGAATCAAACAATACTTCTGATGTGATCGATAGAAATCAAATGGTAGGTGCTATTTACATTCAACCAACCAAAACAGCAGAATTTATTTACCTAGATTTCAATATTACACCTACTGGAGCTACGTTTAGTGCATAAAAATAAAAATTAATCTTCCCTTCAAATAGAAGGGAAGGTTTTTTAAAATACAATATGTATAATAAATAATAATAAAATTTAAACAAAATATAAAATGGCAATTTTATCACCAAACGAAATATTCTTTACAGCATTCGAGCCCAAAGTAGCAAACCGATTCGTAATGTATGTAGATGGGATTCCTTCATTCATGATTAAAAAGATAGCTCCTGTATCTGTAGAAATGGGAGAAATAGTATTAAATCACATTAACGTTTATCGTAAAATTAAAGGCAAAGCTAAATGGGCGGATATGTCTATGACATTGTTCGATCCTATTACTCCATCTGGTGCTCAAGCAGTAATGGAATGGGTACGTTTACACCATGAGTCCGTGACGGGCCGTGATGGTTATTCTGATTTCTACAAGAAAGATGTAACAGTTAATGTATTGGGTCCGGTTGGTGATATTGTTAGTGAATGGATCATTAAAGGTGCTTTTATTAAATCTGCTAATTTTGGTGAATATAATTACGATACCGATGCTTCAGCTATCAACATTGAAGTAGTATTGGGTATGGATTATTGCATTCTCAATTTCTAAAAACAATATTGTTTATTTAACAATTTTACAAGAATGTCCGATATTACTATCGGACATTTTTATTTTATATAAATTAAAAAAATTTGGATATTTCTTATTTTTTCATATATTTATATAAAACATTAAGTCATTAAATAAAAATTATGGAACAACAAGTTGTAAATCAAGAATCTACAAAATTTAATTTTCCCACAGAAACCATTGAGTTACCCTCAAAAGGATTATTGTATCCTAAAGAAAATCCATTATCAAAAGGAACAGTTGAATTAAGATACATGACGGCGGCTCATGAAGATATTTTAACTAACCAATCATATATTCAAAAAGGTGTAGTTTTAGACAAATTGATGCAAGCTTTAATTGTGTCTAATATTAATTATGGTGATCTAATTGTTGGTGATAAAAATGCAATTATGGTAGCTTCTAGGATATTAGGTTATGGAAAAGATTATACTTTTACATATAACGGAGTAGAAGAAACTATAGATTTATCTACCTTAAACAACAAACCATTTGATGAAAAATTAATTACTCCTGGAGTAAATGAATTTTCATATACATTACCTAGCACAGAAGTTAATATTACTTTTAAAATATTAAATCATTCTGATGAAAAAAAGATTGAACAAGAATTAGAAGGTCTTAAAAAAATAAAAAAAGATTCATCATCTGATTTATCTACAAGATTAAAATACATAATTACCTCAGTAAATGGCGATAGAGATGTTAAAACAATTAGAGATTTTGTTGACAATCATCTGCTAGCCCGAGATTCTCGGGCATTAAGAGAACACATTAAACAAGTTCAACCAGATGTTGACTTAACTTTTTTTCCCGAAGGAAGCGACAAAGTTACAAACATTCCAATTGGACTTAACTTTTTTTGGCCTGACCTCTAATCTAGCTCCTCAAGTTAGATTACATTTATTTAATCAAATACATCAAATAGTATTTCATGGAAAAGGCGGTTATGACTGGAATACGGTTTACAATATGCCTATTTGGTTAAGAAAATATACTTTTAATGAAATTAAAAAGCATTATGATGAAGAACAGGAAGCCCACGATAATGCTATTAACAAAAATAAAAACACAGCAATTGGAACGGATGGCTTAGTTAGAGATAAAAGCTTATTCCAAAACCAACCAACCCCTCAAAAATCATACAATACTAAAAAACCAGTTAGCTACAAGTAATCCTTGTAGCTTTCAATATTTATAACAAAATATTTTTAAATGGCTTTAGATCCTAAACAAGCAGCGGAATTAGCAAAAATGCTTCAAGAAATTGAAAGACTTTCTGCTAAATTTAAAAGGGTTAAAATCATTATCTAGTATAGCTGAACAATTAAATTCCCATCAAAAAGGATTCAACGAACTATCAGCTAAAGATTTAAAAAATCTCCAACAAAAAGCTGACTTAGAAAGAGATCGCTTAAAAAGAAGTCTAAACATATTATCCAGTGAAGAACAAAATTTACAACAACAATTAAGAGGCCTTAATCAACAAGATCCAAAATATACCTCAATTCAAAATAAAATAGATAAAATACGAGATCAACATGAGAAAATTTCTAATTTATTACAAAATGAAGATATAACTTTAGGAGAATTAAACAATTCTCTTGAAAAAGAACTCAAACTTCAGAAGGATATAGAAAAACAATTAGGAGTTACGGGAATCATACTTAAAGGTATGAGTAAAATTCCTCTTATGGGTGATGCGGTCGATACTAAAAAAGCTTTAGAAGAGGCAACAACTGCTATTAAAGAAGGAGAAGGAGCAGTAGGAGGAATGAAAGTAGCTTTAAAATCTGTAGGAAAAGATGTAAAAGCCTCTTTAACAGATCCTTTAACAATTTCACTATTTTTAGTAAAGCAAATGTTTGAAGCCATTAAATCTGTAGATAAAGGTATAGGTGACTTTGCTAAAGGGATGAATTTAAGTTATGAAGATGCTTCTGTACTTGATCAAAAATTTAAAAGCATATCCGATTCATCGGGTGACATAGCAGTTAGTACTAGAGGTATTAGAGAAACTATGCTTGCTATGGGTCAAGCAATGGGAAGTAATGCTATATTAAATGAAAAAGATGCTATTACTTTTACTAAATTAAGAGAACAAGCTGGTTTAACTAATGATGAATTATCTCAAATGGAGAAATTATCTTTAGCTACTGGTAAAAATTTAGAAGATAATGTTGCTAATACACTATACGCTGCTAAAACAACAGCTTTAAATAATGGTGTTTTATTAAATGAAAAAATGATAATGCAAGACGTAGCTAAAGCATCAGCCGCTACTAAGTTATCACTACAAAACAACCCAGAAGCACTAGCAAAAGCAGCAGCCCAAGCTAAAGCTTTAGGTATGAATTTAGAACAAGTAAATTCAATTGCTGACAAAATGCTTCAAATCGAATCCTCTATTTCAGATGAATTAGAAGCAGAATTATTAACTGGAAAAAATTTAAATTTAGAACAAGCTCGTCTATATGCATTAAATAATGATATGGAAGGTCTATCAAGAGAAATAGCAAAAAACTTTGGTAGTGCTGCTGAATTTTCTAATTCTAGCCGAATTAATCAAGAAGCCATGGCTAAAGCAGTGGGTATGTCTCGTGAAGAATTAGCTGCTACTTTAACTGATCAAGAAGCATTAAAAGGATTATCTGGAAAGCAAGCAGAAGATGCTAAAG